TAAGCGTGACCACCAACAATCAACGAAACGCTCGTGAGGTACGGTGCATTGAACTTCACGATAACTTCGGGATAGTAGGTAGTGCCGCTCGAAACAAACGCCGTGTCTTCGACTACATCGACGATACGCATCGGCAGAGACCGGGTGGTCGCAACCGAAGACAGCAGGAGACCCCGCTGCGAGTCGTTCGTCGTCGTGTTCAGCGACTCGTCAACCAGTGCAACGTTGGCACCGATATCCTCGTACGTGAACCCGCTAGTGGTCGAAACGTTCAGGGACGCCGAAACGCCCACAGCCTTGAACAGGGTGTTCGGATCATCAGCCACATACGCCGTAACGTACGTGCCGGACTTCACCGAAGTGCCCGAAATCCAAGCCTGCGAGTAGGTCGGCTGACCCGTCACAGTGGACACGAACGAACAGCCCAAGAACACACCGGCAAAGCCAGCGGTCGGAGGCGTCGTCGTCGAAGTGGAGACAGAGATGGTGCCGCTTGAGGTCAACTCAACCGGATCGCCGTAGCCAATGCTCGCAGCACTGGACGCAATACGACGCTGGCGAGTGGCCCCGGCAAACACCTGCCCGCCGATCAGGTTGATCGGCTTCAAGCCATACGGCTTGTCAACAGTAGGATATGCCATTAGTTACTCCAAAAAAGAAGTTATTTGCCTTTGCCAAACGAGACCGTAGTCTTCTTCTCACTGAAGAGGGGCATACGCTCATCGTTCAGCCTCATAAAGTTGTTGTCCACAGACTGCAACTGAGCCTTTGCCTGCTGCGCGTAGTAATTATCACGCTGCTGCATTAGTTCAGCCGGAGCCTTACACAACAACAAACCACCGATCTCAATGTTGTCTTTGAAACGTCCATTAGGATCGGCTTGCATCATCAATTTAGGCTGTTCAGAAGCCTTTACAGGCTCCCAACCTTCCCGAAACTTTGCAGACGTATTAGAGGGATCGGCCTGACCCATAATACTAGTCCGTATCCAGCGGAAGACCCAACCATCTTGCGGCTCCGGTTCAGGGAGCGTCTGAGGGGGTTTCCAATCCATTTTGCGCTGTGCGGATTCCCGATTTTCGAGTTCACGTGCAAGTCTATTCTCAGCCATTTTAGTTAGCCTCCAGTTTCATAAGTTCTTTTGCGTACTGTTCATTGCTCAGGCCCAATTTCTTGGCGATAGCAACTTGAGTCGGTGTCAGGCGTACCTGACGCGGCGCGGTTCCCCGCGTTACCGGAGCCACTACATTGGCTGGTTTTGTGCGAGCAGGCTTTTCAGCCTCCCTCGTTTGAGTCACGGTATCCCCTTCATCGTTGTCAAACGCCTCGGGGAATCGTTTCCTCATTGTCTCGTCAACTCGGCGGTAATAATCATCGCTACGCGGATCTACACCAGACCGGACTAATTTTTCATGCAGGCCGAGCGCAAGGGCAGTCATCTCCTCGTCCACGTTAAACCACGTATTTTTTTGCTTCCAAGCCTCGGCCTTTTGGTCAATGACCGGAGCCGAATACGTAGGTAACGTCGGTACCTGTTGGTTTACTTGTACTCCTGAATCCTGCTGTTGTAAAGCAGGCTGGAACCGAGCGAACTGTTGCAACTTGAGTTTTGCATCAGTCAGCATTTCTTGAGCGAGGGCGATTTGCTCAGCATCGCCAGACTCATAAGCAATCTTTAGTTTATCTTTTGCTACACCTAGGTCGGTATTAGCCGCCTTAGTCATCTCATTAACAAAGGCTCTCTCCCCCACCCCAAGACGTTGTTTGAGGCGACGGTTCTCCTCCATCTGGGCTTGGGCAAAGCGGTAGGTTTCCTCCCGCTCCCGCGCTGCACGCTCTTTTTCGCGGCGCTCGTCATGCCACGCCTTTTTCATCTGACCAAGGCGCTTTTTGACCTTATCGGAGTACTCCTCAAGGTCGTCATTCTCCAAATCGTTAACTACCTCTTTAGGCAGTGGTTTACGACCTCGATCTTCCTCGGGTGTGTCATCTTCAACTTTTACTTCAATTTCGTCGTTAAACTCTTGTTTTGATTGAGTTTTTTCTGACTCAATTTCATCAGGAAATTTGAACTCAGTTTGTTCGGTAGCCATAAATTACTCCTATGCGCGACGGATACCACGGGGGTCTTCAACCACCGCTTCCACCGTGTCGTCGTTGATGATGCGGAACTCACGTCCGTGGATGACCACGCGGGTGCCGGAATAGGGTCGTGTCAGCACGAAGTCCCCCTCCTTACACCACGCACCGGTCGGGAAGCGGGTCTCATCCTTGTAGGCGAGGTTCCCCAATTTGACGACGAACAGGACGACCGTCGTCTGCTCCTCGACCTTCTTGGTGTCCTCGGCCTTGATGATGCCGCCTTCGTACTCCTCCTCCACGTGTGGCACTGCACACAGGATTCGGTAGCCTTTCGGTTCTGGCAGGAGTTTGGCCTTGGTGGCTTCTTCCTGTGTCTTCTCTACATTGATACTACTCATTCTTCCTCCAATCGTTTCGCAAGGTCTTTGAGATAACTAACTGCGAGGTCAAGACCCTGAATGAACCCGCATAGCCTTTTGTATTCCCCCTCATCCAATTTGCCTTGAGTGAGGCTTTCTACAATCAAGCCGCGCTCCTCCTTGAGTTTGGACTCAAGGTATTCCAGAGCGTTTGAATAGGACATTTACTCCTCCTTTGCACCTTTCGGCGGTCGTAGCGCAGCCCGCATGGCTGAATCTCTGGTTTTTGCGATGTCAATACCCATACGCACTCCTGCTTCCTGCTGTTTCGCAGACAGCCCGGTCTTGTGCTTCTGAACATCCACACCGAGTCGTGCAGCATCGATCTGCGTCCTGTTGGCGATCTCTTGTTTGCGAAGGTCGAGTTCATCGGCCTTGGTCGCCGCCATGATCTGCATCTCTTGCTGTTTGCGTTGCAGTTCTGCCTGCTTGAGTTGTGCCTCAAGTTGCAGTTCTGTCTGTTTGTTCTGAGCCTCCATCTGGATCTGCTGCGCCTTGAGTTGCAGTTCCTGCTGGCGAAGTTGCAACTCCATCTGCTGCATCTGGATGATGGGGTCTTGGGCCTGTTGCTGGGCCTGTTGCTGTTGCGCTTCAGCCTGATCTTTCTGGAGCAGTTTGGCTGCAGCCTGAGCAGCAAGGCGCGAAATCTCGACCTCGACGGCTTCAGGCAGTTCGGACGGTTTGCCGTTCTCTTCCGGTGGCGGCAACGAAGCGCCCAGTTGCTTCTCAATCTCACGGCGATACTGGAAGGCTACGTGCTCCATGATGTGCGCCATAGCGGCACCCATGATCTCCTGCGCCTTCGGGTTCTGACCGATCATCTCCCGCAACTTCGGGTCTTGGATAGCCGACAAGTGAACCTGCAGATGCGCCTCATGATCCTGATAGATGAACGCCTTGGCAGGCTTACTGTTCATGATGTCCATGTTCTCAGTCACAGGATCTTTAGGCTTGGCGTCCTCCGGGGGCGGGATGATCTTGTCCGCGTTCTTGACACCCAGCGTCTCAATCATCTGCCTATGCAAATACTGCATGTCGTAGATGTTTGGCGCAGTCTGAGACAACTGCAGCACCGCTTGGTACTGCACGATCTTCTGCGACATCGTAGCCGCGTTCGGATCACTGACCGGGATGACATCCACATCATCGTAGTCAGCCTTCTTAGCCTTGCGATCACCGACCTCTGGCTCGTACGAATACTCATCCGGCGTGTTGTCACGGATGATCGCAGCGAGGAGTTTGAACTCCTGCTTCATCGTGTAGTAGATGCGAGCCTGAACCGCTGTCATGACCTTGAGAACCCGCTCAAGCACAGCGAGGGTCGTGCCAACCGGAGCCTGCGAGGACATGTCGCTGATCTTGAGATCAGACACCGCAGCGAAGCGACGACCATCCTCGACCACCTTGTCCATCAGCATGGCAAGAGTCTGGCTCGGCTCCTTGTACGGCAGCGGCAGGATGTTGTCGCGCACCGCACCAGACGGAACGTCTACGTCTCGCCACTCGCCGGGAGCGATGGGTGTGTCGTCTCCCTTGATACGCAGACCGCGTGATTTGAGACCACCCGGAAGATTGCTAAGAGTTCCTGCGTCGATAAGTTGGCGAAGGAGGGAGGTTGCCGCTTTAGAGTGGCCGCCGATAAGGTGGATAAGTCCAAAATAATAGAAGCCAAAGCCGGGGATATACCCGTAATGCACAAAGTGCTGTCGCTTTGATTTGAGTTTGTCATCTTCGTTCCAGTTCCGCCTAATCGCCAGAACCGTCCCCGTCCCCTTCTCAATCGTCACCACGTACGGCAGTGCGATCCCTGTCTCGTTGTTGTCCTTATCGACATCGGGATAACCCGGCAGGTCGATGTTCACGTGCATCTCAAGCAACTGGAACCGGTCGTCCATCGTGGCTGAGAAGCCTTGATCCTCTGCCTTTTGCTTCTCCACCTCGTCCATCGTGCGAACCGGGTCGCCCAAGTCGATGTCGCGGTAGAAGCCTGCATACTGCAGTTTGATCAATTCGTTCTTCGTCTTACGCATCCGATGCGTAACACGCTCAGCACCTTCCAGATTCGGCGCACCGTACGGCACGATGATGTCTTCAGCCGGGATATAGATCGCCGTCTGACGGTCAAGGCTAGGGTCAAAGTAGACCTTCTTGAAGGCGTTACCTGCCAAAGCAAGGCTGAGCAGCATCCGCTCGTGCTCAGGGCGGTACTCCTTCATGATCTCGGTCAACTGATAGTTCATGTCATCAGCGACACGAACGGCAGAGCCCTTCTTCTCAGGGGTCTCCTTACCGATGATCTTGGTCTTGACCGGCCCTGCCGCCGGGAAGGTCTCCATGATGGTCTCGGACTGGAACTTAACCGCCGACTCCATCAGCAACGGGTGAAACACCCCGCACGCACCCGGCCACGGTTCTGTCCTGTCCTCGTATCGCAGACCAAGGATCTTCAGTCCCTTGACGTAGGTGTCGAGCCAGTCTTTACGCGAGGAGAGATCCTGCTCATACTGACCGATCAACTCGCCAGAGAGCGATCCAAGTTCGCCTTCACTCATGAAGTCAGCAAGGTTAGCGTCAAAGTCCTCGGCACGTGGCTCGTCTCTAACCATCTCGACCACCATGCCATCAACCCCGATAGCCACGCTTTCGGGGTCTTCAATCACAATTTCAATCGGCTCAGGAGGAGCAAGTGCTTCAAGACCCTGCGGAGCCTGCATCAGACTTTTATCGACGGCCATTTAGATTCTCCTAATAGTATCCAGCACCGCGACGACTCTTGAACCACCGTGTCGGTTCTGGCTCGTCATTGGGCAAGCGAAGAAACCCGCCCTGCCTAAACCTCATGAGAGCCAAGGTAGTGGCGTCAACCAAGTCGTCATTCCGGCCAGAAGGGAAATCGTTGCATTCCTCAATAACTTCATATGCCCAACGCCGGTCAGGCGACCAGACTATACCTGAAGAAAACAGGTCAGATACGGCATTTACGCGGCTGATCTTGTCCTGCCCCTTACCCGGCGTGAACTCTGAGATGGGCACACCCATGCGACGGAACTCTTGGTAAAGCGCCGCACCGTTGGACTTCTTCTCCACGATGAACGAGTCCGGTTGCCAACTTTTGTACTCCTCAAGGACGAGGGCTTTGAGTTCGGGGAACTCCAGTCTCTGCTTGATGGCATTCAGCAGGATGACGTTGTAGTTCTTGGTCTCCTCGTTGAAGAAGACACCCCACGTGGTTAGGGCGTTAAAGTCAGCCCGGTTGGTCTTCTCCTGAGCGGCGTCAAGGCTCATGATGATGTGTTCACAAGGGGGTGGGTCTTCCGCCTGCCATATGCCCCACCACTCCCGTTTGATGAGCGCACCCTCTTCGGAGGTCGGCTCCTGCATGTACTGGGCCTGCCAGTACCGCACATCCATGCTGGCCTTCTTAGCCAGCAACTCCTCGATACTCCAGAACTCAGGCCAGAGGGGTTTTTCGTTCAAAATGGCCGGGAACTCAACGACCTCCCACTCCTCCGCGTCTTCTTCGCGGGTCATGTGATCCACGATCTTGCCGGTTAGATCCATCTTCGACCATCGCGTCATCACCACAATGATCGCACCACCCGGCATCAGTCGCTGAACTGGGCCTGACTGGAACCACTCCCATGCTGGCTCGAATACGTCCGCACGACCCTGCTTAGCCTCCTGTTCAGAGTGAGGATCATCAATAATAAAGAGATCGGCACCACGGCCAGCAAGAGCGCCGCCCACGCCAATAGCGAAATACTCGCCATTAAAATTTGTGCCCCAACGAGAAGCACTTTTACTATCAGCCTGAAGAGAAACACTGGGAAAAATATCACGGTAGGACTCCGAACCGACCAAGTTACGCACCCGACGCCCAAAATTCACTGCAAGGTCTGCAGTGTGAGAGGCCATGATGACTTTTTTCTGCGGAAATTTGCCTAAAAACCACGCCGGAGCGAGGTAACTGATCATCTCAGACTTGCCATGACGCGGGGCGATGTTGACGATGACCCGTTTTTTCTTGCCTTCTGCAATTTCCTCGAAAATCCTAGCCAATTTTCGATGGTGAGGCCCGACTTTGTAGCCGGGATACACGTGGGTGATGAAATCTAAGAAGGAATCCTTGCCTAAACGCTGTGTCAGTTGATTCTGGTACTGTTTTAGGAGGTCAGCGATGCGCCGCTTCTCCTTTTCAGGCATTGTTGGCAGAGCCAGTCGCAGTTTCTGCAGCCCTTCAGGCGTTATCTGTTGCATTCTCGTCATCTACAACGTGGTATTCGACGTTCTCTAGCACAGATATGGCCTGAATGAGTTCTTTTTCGACCTCTTCGATGGGCTTGACGATGTGTGTTACCTCGCTGCGCTTCTTAAATGCGTCGATTCCGTCCACTTCGCCCAGCGTCTTCAACGCCTGCACGCGAAGTTTGCTGTCACTCGTCATCTCAATCTCTTTAACGAGGTTCGTTATGACGTAATTTTTAAGCGTAGCAAGGTCTTCAACGAGGGCATGGTTGGTCTTAGCGACAAGACCTGCCAGAAAAGCGATGGTTTCGTTGGGGTACTTGGCAAAATCGTGTTTGATCTTGGGGTCATGCACCATCTGATGTGCCAAATCGGCAGCGGCTAACTGCTGATCTTTGGTTGGCTCAATCAGAACCCCGCTCAAGTCCGAAAAGAACTTGATGGTTCTGGCACGCATTTCGATCTCTTCAGTCGATGTCAAGTCTGGCAACGCCTCCAAAGCATTGCTTGGCAGAGGTATGCCCTCTTCTATGTCAGGTACGAATGCGTCCACGTTCATATAACTATATATAAAAACAGCATGGTACCAAAAAGAAAAGGGGGTGGGTTTCTATACAGTAGGGGTGGGGGGTCGAACTAAGTAAAAGTGTGGGGTGATTTGTGTGAATTCAGGGGTATAGGGGTCTGGCCGGAGTCCCAAACGGCAGCGGGCGGGTGGGATGGGGTGGGGCCGGGCCTGATAGCCTTTCCACCCATAGGTGGAAGTTGATTTACGCATCGCGTTACCCTATAAGTGACTCACGGCTAGGCATTCCGTCTAGTCGCAACACACAAGGAAA